GATGGCAAGAGCAACGCTATGCTTGCCTCTGTTCTGGAGTACGGCAAAAGCGGCCAGCCACCCAAACCCTTTATGAAGCCCGCCCAGACCCAAAGCAGGAAAGAATGCCAGCGGGTCATGAAAGAAGTTCTGGAAAGAGAGGTCGCAAAATTATGAGTTTGCTTACAGAGTTGAATGCGATCCTGCCTCCGCTGCTGCCTGTGGAAACGGGTGTTTTCTCCGATACACCTCCCGACAGATACGCAGTAGTTACACCCCTGGCTGATGAGTTCGACCTTCATGCCGACAACCAGCCGGGTGTGGACATCCAGGCAGCTCGCATTTCCCTTTTTGATAAGGGTAATTATACGAAAATGAAAAACCAGATCATCTGCGCTGTACTGAGTGCAGAGATGACGATTACCGACAGACGGTATATCGGTCATGAAGATGATACTGGTTTCCACCACTATGCCATTGACGTGGCAAAACACTACGAAATGGAGGAATGATTTATGGCTACGATTGGTCTCGACCGTCTGTACTATGCAAAAATCACCGAGGGCGAAAACGGTGAAGAAACCTATGCAACTCCCACTCCTCTGGCAAAGGCCATCTCCGCAGAATTGTCCGTGGAACTGGCAGAAGCGATTCTGTATGCCGATGACGGCGCAGCAGAGATTGTGAAGGAGTTCAAAAATGGTACGTTGGCGCTGGGCATTGATGACATCGGCTCCACCGTTGCATCCGACCTCACCGGCGCTACCATTGACGATAACCATGTGCTGATCTCTACGTCTGAGGACGGCGGCACTCCTGTTGCTGTCGGTTTCCGAGCAAAAAAGGCTAACGGCAAATATAAGTATTACTGGCTTTACAAGGTAAAGTTCGGTATTCCCGCCACCAACCTTGCCACCAAGGGTGACAGCATTACGTTCTCTACGCCCACCATCGAAGGTACCATCATGCGCCGTAACAAGATGGATGCCAAGGGCAAGCATCCCTGGAAGGCGGAGGTCACCGAGGGGGACACGGAGGTTGCCGCTGAAACCATCACCAACTGGTACAAGAACGTCTACGAACCCAGCTTTGCATCTGCGTAAAGGAGAACTGACACATGGATAACGAAAGAAGCGCCGTCATTCAGATCGGCGGCATTGATTATGAAATGATCCTGACCACAAAGGCTACCAAAGAGATCGCCGGTCGTTATGGTGGTCTGGAGAACCTCGGTCAGAAGCTGATGAAGTCTGAGAACTTTGAGATGGCTCTGGATGAGATCGTGTGGCTTATCACCCTGCTTTCCAACCAGAGTGTCCTCATTCACAATCTCCGCAATCCTTCCGAAAAGAAAGAACTGCTCACCTGTGAGATGGTCGAACTTCTGACCACTCCTCTGGAACTGGCACAGTATAAGACCGCAATCATGGAAGCCATGTTCCGTGGCACCAAGCGGAATGTAGAAAGTGAGAAAGACGCAAAAAACGCAGTGGTCGGGTAACGGACGAAGAAGTCTTTACCCGACTTTTGTATTTCGGAACGGCGCAGCTGCACCTGTCCTTTGATGAGGTGTGGCTGACGCCGTTTGGCCTTTTACTCGATCTTTGGGAGTGCCACCGCCAGTTCCACGGTATGGCAAAACCCAAACGCGAACTTTTCATTGACGATATCATCCCGCCGGGGATCTAAGGAGGTGGTCAGATGGCAGATGATTTTGGTCTGAAAATCGGTCTTGAGGGCGAGAAAGAATTTAAGAAAGCCCTTGCCGATATCAATCAGTCGTTCAAAGTGCTGGGTTCCGAAATGGAACTGGTGGCATCGCAGTTCGACAAGCAGGACAAATCTGTTGAATCGCTGACCGCCCGAAATGAGGCACTCGGCAAATCCATCGATGCCCAGAAGCAGAAAATCGCTACCCTGGAACGGGCACTCCAAAATGCCGCTGACTCCTTCGGTGAAAATGATCGCCGAACCCAGAACTGGCAGATCCAGCTGAACAAGGCAAAGGCTACCCTCAACGGCATGGAGAAGGAACTCTCCTCCAATGAACAAGCCATTCGGGATATGTCCGATGCGTTTGAAGATGCTGACGGCAACGTGGATGAACTCGGTGATTCCGTAGAGGAAGCCGGAGAGCAGGCTGAAGCGGCTGGCGGCAAGTTTGAGAAGCTGGGCAGTATCGCAGGTGGCATTGGTGCGGCGATTGGCACTGCCATTGCCGCCATTGGCGCTGCTGTCGTTACGGCAGGCAAGGAACTCATCTCCCTGGGTGATGAATACAACAAGGCAGTCAACACAATCTCCGCCTCTACTGGTGCGACCGGCACGGAACTGGAAGCCTTGGGTGAGGTTGCACAGCGGGTATATACGCACAACTTCGGTGACAGTCTGACTGATGTTGCAGAGGGTTTGTCCATTGTTCAAAAGACCACAGGGCTTGTGGGCGATGAACTGGAAAAGGCCACGGAGTCCGGCTTTGCTCTCCGTGACACTTTCGGCTATGATATGCAGGAGTCGGCCAGAACCGTCAACGCTTTGATGAAGAACTTCGGTCTGTCTGCCGAGGAAGCCTACAACATTATTGCAGTCGGTGCTCAGAACGGTGCCGACCAGAACGGCGATCTGCTTGATACCCTGAATGAATACTCTGCACAGTATGCCGCCCTGGGCTTGTCTGCGGATGAATTCCTCACCAGTCTGGTGAACGGTGCAGAAGCCGGTGTTTTCTCCATCGACAAGGTCGGTGACGCTGTCAAGGAGTTCAACATCCGAGCCAAGGACGGTAGCCAGACCACTATTGATGCATTTACCTCCCTCGGGTTGAATGCCGAGGAGATGATGGGTAAGTTTGCGGCGGGCGGTGACTCTGCCAGAGAAGCCTTCTTCGAGGTGTTATCTGCTCTGGAGAGCATGGAAGACCCGATGGCAAAGAACACTGCTGCCGTCAGTCTCTTCGGAACGATGTATGAAGATCTGGAAGCCAATGTGCTGCCCGTTCTCTCCGGCATGGAGAGCGGCACGATGGACGTGTATGACGCGCTTTCCCAGATCAATGAAATCAAATACAACGATTTGGACTCTGCCCTCGAAGGAACGAAACGTTCCATCGAGGGTGTTTTCCTACCTACGGTCAGCGGCGTATCTGCTGCGATCACGGATGTGTTCTCCACACTGTCCAACGCCATCAACCAGGCAGACGGTGACTTTGATGCGATCAGTGCAGCCATTGGTGACGCTGTCGGTGAGATTACCAGCATTATCACTGAGCAGCTTCCTATGTTCATTCAGCTGGGTGCTGACATCATCGGCTCCATTGGCAATGCCATCATCGAGAACCTGCCCATGCTGATTGACGTGACCGTGCAAATGGTTATGACCATTTTGGAGGGCATCATTTCCGCTTTGCCTCAAATTACCGAGGGAGCTTTACAGCTGCTTCTTGCTCTGGTGGACGGCATTATTCAAAATCTGCCTGCACTGGTGGAAGCCGCAATCCAGATGGTTGCGACCCTGGCGTCCGGCATCGCGGAAGCACTGCCGGAGTTGATCCCTGCAGTCGTTCAGATGATCACCACCGTAGTACAGACCCTTCTGGAAAATATCCCGCTCCTGCTCGAAGCCGCTTTGCAGCTGATCACAGGATTGGCAGAGGGCTTGATTGCCGCCCTTCCCACGCTGGTGGAGGCACTGCCTGCCATCATTACAGCCATCGTGGAGTTCCTTGTGGCTGCGATCCCGCAGATTATTGAAACAGGTATTCAACTACTGACCTCGTTGGTTTCCGCTTTGCCGGATATCATAGCCACCATCGTGGAGGTGCTTCCGCAAATTATTGAGGGCATCATCACCGCTTTGATGGAGGGCTTGCCTCTGATTATCCAGGCAGGCATCGACCTGCTTGTGGCATTGGTGCAGGAACTACCCACAATCATCGAAACCATTGTGACTACTTTGCCCCAAATCATCACGGCCATTGTGGAAGCAATCATCGGTAGTATCCCACAGATCATTGAAGCAGGCGTTCAGCTGCTGGTATCCCTGGTAGCAAATCTGCCACAGATCATTGCGGAAATCGTCCGAGCCATTCCTCAGATTATTACCAGCATTGTTCAGGGCTTCTCCGAGGGCATTCCTGACCTTATGGAAGTCGGTGAAAATATGATCAAAGGCATCGGACAGGGTATTTCCAGTATGGCATCCTGGCTCTATGACAAGGCATCCTCTTTGGTGAACAGTGTTGTAAGCGGTGTGAAATCCCTGCTGGGCATTCATTCTCCGTCCACGGTTTTCGCTGGGATCGGTGAAAATATGGGTGCCGGTATCGGTGTTGGCTTTGTGGATGCCATGAAGGGCGTTGAGGAAGATATGCAGAAAGCGATTCCCACCGACTTCGATGTGGATGCCAGCCTGGATGGTATGGCAACAGCCGTGGGCG